TGTAGAACTGGCAAACACTTGTACCCCGTTTGCGACTCCGAGCAACGCTCCTGATAATTTTAGAGGTAGGTTGACTATATTTTCCAGTTCATTCATAAGTCCGGATATGGTTCTAAACGCGTCAAAATTAGATCTTACTGATTTACTTGTGATTTGTGTTTCTAGTTCTTTTACGGTTAAAAGGGTAAGAGAATATTTGTATGTGTTTGTATCGGAAACGGATCTTGAAATCGTAAAACCGTTATTTGGAATGACTACCTCTACGATTCTATTTCTGTCGTAATCTCGAAATACTAAGGCATGAGTTCTAAAACTAAATCTTCTTTCATAAAATAGGGAAACGATTTTAGAAGCTTGGGTATCGTTTGATGTATAGTCTACCCTTTCTAAACTTTTACTATAATGGAGTAAAAACATAAAGTCCTGGAATTCCTGTAGACCCGATCGAAAGTCTCCCCCTCCAAAACTCAAATAACTGCTTCTTATTTTATTGTAATAACTTGTAAGTTGATTCTTAACGATACTTTTAGCGGCTGTAAATGCGGACTGTATAAATCCAGATCCTCCTGTTACCGAACTACTCGGTTTTGAAGGTAGTCCTAGATGATAAATATGAAATTCACCTTCTAATTTAATCTCGTGATTATCGGGTCCGTAGTCTAGGACCACGGTAGAACCGAACGTTTTAGAAATACTAGTTCTATATTTAAAATTCTCTGTATAACTTAAAGGTCCGTTTACAAAAAAATATTCGTTACTATCGATCGAATTTAAGTTATAGTTTCCGTTTTTTTCTTTTTCGTAAAAGGCAAATGAAAATACGTTTTGAGGTTCGTACGAATTCAGTCCTAAAAGTGTATTTACTCCTGTCTTGGCTAGATCCGTTATTCCCACTTCTTTTATTTTGTATGTTAAAACCCATTATCGGGAATTTCCCGATAATCGTTTTTTGAATATACATTCAAAAGTTAGTGGCCCTACCTTACGTTCCCAAAACAGAAATAGAATATAGACTAGCGATTCAAAACTATCTAATCGCTAGCGGTTCTAAACTTTCTAATTTTAATCCAGGTTCCAGGATATATACCTGGATTTGTGCGATTGCAAACGTTTTAGCCGAAGGAGATCTAAGAACCTTAAACGGTTTTGATTATTCGATCCGGGAAGGGATATACAACGCATTAGGTTATCCAAGACTCCCCGGTTTAAAATCAGTCGGTATCGTTCGAATAGAACACAAAGACAATTTAGAAAATATAGAAATTCCTATTTTACTTTAGACCTTTTCGGACTTTTATTTGAATCCATATCCCCCGTTACACTTTTAGTCGGTCAAGAATACACTGAAATCGAGATAAGGGCCAAAGAACCCGGTATAGACTTTAATATTCGTAGGCTATCTATCAATACTGAAGAAGGATTAGGTTCTTTAAATATTCAACTTCCTGCAAATACTAGGGTTTGGAATCCCAGTGATTTTACCGGGGGAAGTAATAAAGAAACCGAAGAAAGCAGACTAAAAAGATTTAGGAACTTTATCGTTTCTTTGGGTAGATCCACCCCACTCGGTATTTACACAGCCGTTATTTCGATTCCTGGGATTCTTGGCGCTCAAATCACTACGAATAAAAATCCGTATTCTGGTGCTATAGAATTTGGTTGGATTAATATTTATGTATCCGATGGTACGTCAAACCCACCTCAAAGTCTTTTGGATTTAGTTTTAAAAACGATCGAAGGGGACTTAAACGATCCTAGTAACTTTCCTGGATTTTCAGCCGCTGGGACCTGGGTAAACGTTTTTAAAATACCAGTACTAGGTATCACTGTAAGGTTTCGTTTGGAGGTTTTAAATAATTCTCAAGTTTCCTTAGAAGAAGCAAACACAATTGCAACTAATGCACTTACTTCCTATATTAACACTCTACCGATCGGTTTTGACGTTTTACTCAAACAAGTCGAAGCAACAATTCTAAAAAGCCATCCCGATTTTTATCGTGTAACAATCCTAGAATTCTACGGTAAACTCGCAAATAATCCGGTCCCAAACCCAATACCTACTCCAAACGACATTTCTGTTCCACCTACTTTTCTTCCTCGTACTGGAGGATCTTCCTTAGGTGTAATTACATGCGAAATTTCTAAAGTAGATTCATTATGAACAAATTACTTGATAAACTACCTCAGTTTAATCCTACCGATCCTACTTTTCAGTCTCTTTGGGGGAATTTGGATAGACCTGAACTTTCCCCCGTTACAAATATCAACGACATAAACAAGGGTGCCTTATTTAACAGTGTAGAATGGCATTTATCCTTTCAGGAACTTGCTTTTACGTGTGCTACTCTCACTCAAGCGGAAGGTCGTTTTCTTACAAAATGGGCAAATCTTTTAGGAATCGAAAGACCTTTAGGAATGGATGATGCCGAATTTGTAGGATATATTTTAGGATATGTGTTATCAAACGAGCCCACTCTTACAAAAATCTCTCTTATTTTCCAAAGACCCGATTACGCGGTTTTAAGGTGCAACGAACTTGGATTTACAAGTGACGTTTCGGCAACCGATACGGGTCTTTTTCTTCCAGGCCCTAACACTAAAGCGGTTTCAAGTATCGTCACCCCTCTATTAGGAGTGAGTTATATACTTGTTGAGGATTTCTCATCCATTTCAAACGTTCAAATCACAGAACTCAATCGTATCTTAGCAGCGGGTACAGCCGTTTATATAGGAGCTAAAAATGCAGACTGAAGTTTCTCTTACTAATAACGAATTAAAAACCTACTATCAAAACGTTTTTCAAAAGATAAATGCAGATGACATCAATAGACTTTCGGGTGCTTTGAATGATGATTCTTATATCCGTATCCTTTTAACTTCGATTCTTTTTTGTATCGGTAGAAATTCAGACACCGCAATCGGTTTTCAAGTTAGTTTAAAAAAATCAGAATGCGATTTTAGTGGGTAGCGGTATATTCATAAAATCGGATTCAGTCTATATTTTTCCGGAAACCACTCTTACCCCTAACGCGAATTCGGTTGTAGGTATTTATGAAATGGAATTTGAGTCCGTTTTGTCGGATGAGAAGTCGGTAGCCGTTTTTAATTCTCAAACCGAAAGATTTCAGCCACAACCAAAACCCACTCGTAAAACATACAGAACCCGTCTTTACGAACAATGGTTAAATACTAATGGAAATCCTTTAGTCACCCAAAATAGAATCGGTCTTTTAAAATACGCTAAAAACGGAAATAATATTACAAATTTTGTAAGAACTCTTCCGGTTTTTGACCCGAAACTTGCAGGAGTAGACGTTGTTTTAAACCCGAATATATTGGATAACACTTCTTTATCTAGTGCCATTAACTGGCTCTATACTTATATAGAATCCAAAAACTTTATTAAAACCACTCCTTCACAAGGATTTGATAACGCTAATTTTAGGATCAGAACACAAGGTAATTTTGCGTATTGGAGTAAGGATGAAGGAATAAACTGGCTCCCTTTCGCATAACCCCACCTTTTGGTCCTTCCTCACCCGTTAGTGGTGCAGGGGGGCATTGGGTGGGGAATTTTGGTTCGAACCGTTATGACGTCTTTCCGAAAGGTTCGTATTCTGTGGGAGATACCTGGCACGTTGTGGATGCCCATCTTGATTATGGTACGACAGTAAACGACTGTAATCAGTGTGGTGGTTATGATTCCTGTTTTTCTTTGGGTCCTTGGTTTACTTGTCCTGATTGTCCCGGTGGATATTCACAATCTAATAGTATAGGTCTTTGTTGGACGGGTGGAGGGTTTGTTGTATGTTGTACTTCTACTTGTTGTAGACATCTATGCAATTCTTGTTATATTCCAAATTGGTATACTCGTTATAGAGTTTTGAAATACGAATTTTTTAACTGGAAACTAATTTCCACATACGAAATCCAAGGTCGTTACTGGAGTTAAATATATGATAGAAAAAAAGGATTTAGATCATCGTTTAGAGATTTGTCTTTCTTGTTCTTTACTTTTGAAAGGTTTTCTTTCGGAACGTTGTAGCGTATGTGGTTGTTTTGTTAGATTAAAAACAAAATTAAAACAAGAGTCTTGCCCGATTAAAAAATGGATGTAAGAATATGAGTTGTTGTTGTGGAGGAAAAGCTAACACTATGAATCAGGATTTAATTTTCAGCAAATCGGCCAAGTCACTCAAATCGCTAAAAATAAGGGATTATCGGAAAAAGATGCTTCTAACGAAGCGTATAACTTAGTAAAAAGTCTTCTTTCAAAAACGAGTGAAATCATTCAGAAAAACCCTAACTTAAATAAGGAACTCATATTTCATCAATTGTCTACTCAATCTTTTGGTCTTTATCATTCTAAAGACGGTATAGAAGAGATTTTAGATACGGTTTTTAAATCCGTTTTAGAACAGATAAATATGTCTAAAAAACTTTCAGAAGAGTTTTTAAACCTCAAATGATCCTATACGAGTTTTTTAAATTTATTTTTTCTGCAAGAGCTTCCACCGTTATTTTATTTAAAAAAAAGAAGTTCAGTTTAATTTTTAGAAACTACTTTTCTTTAGGTCTCATCGGTTTTCCTATTTTTTCTTTTAAAGTCGAAAAACAAATTCAATCTCGTTTTAAAAGTTGTTCTCTGGCTCTAATCGGTTTAGAAATAGTGATTTTTATATTTTAAATTGACAAAGTAGATTTGAAAAAATTTGTTTAAGTATTCAATATGAAATCTGGAATATTAACTCATCATTTTTTAAAAAAATTAATATTAATCTTTTTTTGTTTTCTTTTAGAACTACAATCCCAACCCAAAGAAGTAATAATATATCAAAATCTTTCCGTTGCATTAAGAAAGCCCAAAGAAGTACGAATTCTAGATTTGAGTAGAAATAAGCTATCGACACTCCCAAAAGAAATTGGACAACTAGTAAATTTAGAACGATTGTATCTGAGAGACAACGAACTGACCACTTTACCTGAAGAAATTGGGGAATTAGAAAATCTAAAAATGTTGGACATTACAAGAAATAAAATCTCAAGCTTTCCGAAGGAATTCTGGGACTTAAAAAATTTAGAAGTGTTATTTTTAAATGGAAATAATCTCTCAAACTTACCCGAAGATATAAGTGAATTAGAAAAATTAAGTATAATAGATTTAAACAATAATCTACTTACAACACTCCCAAAAGAAATTGGACAGTTAGAAAATTTATTAACCTTAAGTTTGTCCAGCAACAAATTAATATCTATACCCGATGAAATAGGAAAGTTAAAAAAGCTTAGAAGATTAAACTTATGGAATAATCCCACCTTAAAGACCACAGAGGACAATATCCGAAAATTATTTCGAAATCAAGATATAACGATCGAAATATCTCCTTAAGATATAAATCGGAGAAATTTAATATTTTAAAATATAATAATTTATCGTATAGACTAAATTGTAATAAAAAGTATTTTTAAATATTTAAAATACTTTTTATTCGTATTCTTTTTGTTGTAAAAACTTTTCATAATCCCCAAGCAAATTCTCTTTTGTTATAAACTCTATAAGCCTGTCTCTATCTTTAAATCTTTTATCAACGTTCATTAAAATATCATCAAAAAGCGCATGTGTCAGTTTTTGAAAATAGAGACCTTCTACAAGAAAAGCCCTTAGATGTAATACTTCCGGATGGTGTATAAAGTGTTCCTGATCCATATCTTTTTTAATTTACTAAATATATTATGTATCGGTGATTAAAAAAGAAGTGAAATAGTCGAATTGTCCTCTATTTCTTTGAGTTTTGTTTGTAAGGAATGTTGAATCTGAGTTAGATCTTGTATGATAATTCCTAATTTACCAAGTATTGCCGTAGAACCTACTCCTTTGTCTGAACAGAGAGCAATTGAGGCGGCTAGTTCTTTTGAGGTTTGTGGGGAAAGGGAAGATATATTGTCTCCTAAGATTCTTTGATAGTTTTTAGTTATATTCTCAAGCATCATTTCTAACATCTTTTGATTTGATAAAGCTTTCTCCCTAGAGCCGATCGTCTTTAAAGCTTCCTTTTGAACATTAGTCGCCACAGAATCAAAGTTGAAGTTTTCGAATTCCCCACTTTGTAATTCCTTGATATAACTTTGAAGAGCACTTACAGCGCGACTTCCGTATTTGGATCTATTTTCCTGGAACCACTTAAAAGCCCTAATCTGTATCGTTTGGTTCGGTTTATCGTTTGCGTCTTTTGCAAACAT